GAAAGTTGGTAACGATTAACAAATGATTCAACTGATAAGAAATAAGTAGGTGCTGGCATATTTATTCAATTACGATTTCTTCCTTTGATTCTGCTTCAGGTGCTTCCGGTGCTTGCGCTTCTTCCACAACCATTTCAACAACTTTTGCGCCTTTCTTAGGTGCTTTTTCCTTTGCTTCTCCTTTGATTGCTTTACCTTCTTTGATTAGATCGTTAGCGACTGCGTCCGATACATCAATGGATTTTCCCGCTTTCTCTTTCGAGAACTTTTCTGTAAGTGTAATTTTCATAACGTAGCTTTTTTACGCCACAAACCCCGACAAACCGCGTAGGTTAATGTCGGGGCAAATGTGACTAATTACTAACTACTAGTCAGTAATCAACGCGATTGCGTCAGCCATAACGCCTTTCACTAATACTTGCGTATCGTTTGCCGATACGAATTGTACTAACGCTTGCTCAGCAAGGATTGTACGTAAGTTTTTAGAGAAATCGTCATTTTCTTGACCGATATTCAATGAAAGACCTTCGCGGAAACGAACGTTAATCACTGATAAATCACCACCTACGAAATCGTAGTCCGTACCAACTAAAGCAACCTCTGGGATTAATTGCATTCCTGCAACTAATGTACCGTCTGCGCTTCTAAATGGTGGGATTTGATAAATACCATCAGTTGACTTTTGCATATCCATTTGAGCCAAGATGTCTGGATTAACGAATACCGCCGTAGCCGTTCCGTATGCTTTTTGTACTTGTAAAGCCAATGCGCGGAATACGTCTGCGTAAGTCGGTTGAGCGGTAACGATACCACCACCCGTGAACGCTGAAGCGTAGTCAAACAAACCATTTAATAAAGTTCCATTACCTGCGAATAACTCGTCAACCGTTGCAACTTCAATACGACGAATCAAATTCGCTTGTAAGTAAGAAACCAATTGTGGCAAGTCGCGTAACATTTCTGTTGTTACTTTACAAGTAACCGCGATTTTGTTCACTTTCGCTTCTCTTTCTTTGTACTGAACAGAGATTTTTGTTTTCGCTGTACCTTCAGCAATGAAGATAGGTAAACCTTGCTCGTTGTACTCCTCAACCCACATCGCAACACGGTTGTTGATCGTTCCAACTGAAACAAGACCTAAATAACGAGAAACACGGGAACGAATTGGTGAAATGATACCTGTAAAGGCAGTCAACAACCAATGTGAATCGCTATCACCACCTAAGATAGTGTTTGCTTCGCTTACCGTAACCGCTGCTTTCACAGTGATGTTTACGTTAGCTCCTTTAGTCGTCAAAGACGCTTCAAGTTCTTCTTTGCTCGTTTCAAACGCACCCATCAAGGCATCTTTGAACGATTTAAAAGATTTCTCGTTTCCTTTCGGAGTTTCTTTCAAAGACGCGATTTGCGTTTCGATTTCCGTGATAGCGGTTTTAAGTGCATCGGTATTACTTTCGTTTTTCAACGCTTCGATGGAAGCATTAATTGCCCCAACATCACTTTTACTTGCAAAGCCTTTTTCGTCCAATTTTGTCTCTAAGGCTTTGATTACTTCTTCTGTTGTCATTTTTTCTGATTTAGAAGTTTTCAATTATTTTGTTCCAATCCAAGGCAGGAACTTCGACCTTTTGAGTGTCCTTAGACGGCTCGTGTGTTTTAGAAGTGTCATCATTGACGGCTTCTTTGCGAACTCCGCATGTCTTACATAGTGCATCGCCATTATCTGCGGATAGATTAGGCGTGTCCTGCTGACACATTTCGCAATAACTTTTATCAGTTAACTCAGTGATTGACATCACTGGAGTGATTGTATTAGATCCCTTTACAACGGCACTACCTTCGATAACTTTCGCTTCGGTAACCGCCCAGAAATAACCGCGCATGTCCGCAACCTCTTTGTTTGCTACCTGTGGGTAGTATTTATCCCAATTTGCTTTTTCGCTTGCGTAGCTTGGTTCGTTTGTATCAACACACATGAATAACTTAACGTAACGCATCCCAACCGAGTGATTAAGCACATAACCGTTTTTGTATTGCTCGAACATAAAAGGATTACGTTTCGAGTCGATTGTCACGTCAAAAGTCAACGCTTGCGTGCTACCTTCATAAGTTGCACCAAGTTTCGACCATGCGATTTGTTTTGTACTTGCAACGAATTCGTTATTGATTGAATCCGCGATCACGTATTCGAATTCCATTTCATGCTCCTGTAACAAATGAAGCATTTTAGTTTCGGAAAGTGATTTTTTCCAAAGGCCTGGTATGTGGCAATCCATGTGTGAATCAATCACATTGGTGGTGTTTATACACAATGAAAGTTTCAATTTACCGACTTGGAATGAATCCGCGCCGTCTTCTTTTGTGATTTCCACCTTATTATTTACCTCGCCATATGAAGCAAAAATAACATCACCGTGCTTGATTGCACTGGTTTTTTTAGCCAACAAAAGCTCTTTGTTTGCTAGAATGTGCTTGATGTTTTCCTCTCTTGTCATTTCTTTACAATTTCGTTAGATGACTTAACAATCGTTTTAATTTGCTTGATGGCTTCAATTTCTTTGGGTGTTAATTTACTCATCTTAAAAGTATTTGAATCAAAATTAATCTAAATTTGTGAATATTATTAAAAAATTTGGAAATGGATATTATTCAGAAATTTTTCTCCGCACTTGGATGGGGCAACTCGAATTACTACACAACTCAACAAATTGGAAGCGTAGCACCTCAATGGGTCAACACCTCAAACAAATGGAACTTGTACAATACCATTCCAGAACTCAACGCCGTAATTAACCGATATGCCGACATGGTGGCAAGTGCCAATCCAATCGTAAAGGATAAAAAAGGAAACATTGTTGAATCGAATGCAAATAACATCTTTAGATTGATTGATCGCCCCAACGCAATGCAAACGTGGGGTAAAATGATGAAAATGATCGCAATCAATCAATGCGTGACAAATAACGTTTTAGTGTATGCGCCAAATGGATCGTTCGGTAAATTGCAACTTTTACCTTTGGCATTCAACAACGTGAAAATCGTACCTACGGGAAAGAATTTGATTTCGGTTGACTTAGGGAGCTTCATCGAGAAATTCCAAATACCAACGTCACGAATCGACGATTATAAAGACTTCATGCCAGATGAGGTTATTTACATTTCGGAAATTGACGGTATCAATTTATTTGACTCAAAGTCAAAGATTGACGCTTTGAAAATGCCATTGTCCAACTTGGAAAAGCAATATGTAAAGAGAAACGTTTTGCTTGTGAATATGTTTTCACTTGGTATTTTATCGGGCAATAACTCGGACGGTATTTCCGCCATGCCTATCGAATCAGAAGATATTGAAAAGATACGCAAGGACATGAAGAAACGCAACGAAGGTGAAGTGATTATAAGCGACAAGCCTTTGAAGTTTGACCCTATGACATTCCCAGTGAAGGACTTGATGTTATTTGAAGAAATGAACGCGGACAAATTGGCAATCATTGACGCATACGGATTGAATCAACACATGTTTGGACAAGGTGAAGGTGGAAAAGGTTCTACATTCTCAAACGTGGAAATGGGTGAACGCCAAGCGTACAACTCAACAATCATTCCCGCAACTGAAATCTTGTACGATGAGATTACAAAACAAATCGGGCTTGATAAAGACGGCTTGTATTTGGTTCCGGACTTCACGCATATTTCGGTTCTCAAATCAGATGAAACAAAATCCGCAGAGTCGCTATTGAAACGAGCTACGGCAGTCGAGAAAATCAATACTATTTTACCTACAATAAGCGAGGAGGAAAAACGCAAGTTGTTAGGAATCTAATTTCGGCAGCATCGATTGAACAAATAGCGCGAACCCTGTAACGGCATCCGGTGCATCGTCATTCTTGTTTTTACCTTCTTTTTGATAGTTTTTCAAGTTGTGAATGAATTGCCCGTATTCGCCAATTTGACCTTCCAAGAATCTAAAACGTCTTAGCGCATAGCTTGAATTCATGATGATACGCGTCTCTTTGTTTTGGTTATTGATTACGGGAAGTAACTTCGTTTTAGTTTGCGCTCGCAACATCTTGATGAATATCGCACCCATCCCGTTGGTTTCAACACGTGAATAACTTACTTTGTTATCATTTAGCACCATCGCACAACGTGGAATTGTTACATCAACATTTGCCTTCGTGAACACTACATCGGTTATAAACACGTCTTTGTTCACAACGTGACCAACGACCATGCACAAGAAATCGCCTCCCTCGTCTGCAACGTCAATGTATGCGAATGCGCCTTCGCTATGTTTTTTAACTGCGTCAATGTCTTTGAAGTAGCGTAAATCTTCAAACAATCGTCCTTTAATGTCAACAGGTGTTTGCATGTATTCAGCTTGCCAAATCTCCTCGCGTGTCTTTTCCTTTTTCAACAAATACTCCTTTGTTGTCATTACGCTTTCACAAAATGAACGAAGCTCGTTGTCAACTTCGATAAGTGCCGGAACAATTATTTGTTTGTCGTAATATCCATTTTCGGCATTTTTACCGATAATATCGTCACGCGTCCAACGCGTACCAATATCAATTTCGGCGCATCCCGTTTCCTTTCGTGAATCGTGTGTTGCCTCTTTCCATGAGTGTGTTTTCTCGCGTATCGTTTCCGACATCGCATCCTCCATTGAACGAAAAAGGTCATCAGTGATC